AATCTTTTGTATAATGAAAATAAATTTTTTGTGGATATAAAAAAATTAGAATTTTCTGATTTCTTTTCATTTGCATCCACCGAACTTAAATTGGGGTCAGCTAGATTAAATAATCTGAGAAGTACATTATCTTCTTTATCTTCGTTTATCGAAAAATTTTATGATGAAGATTACCCCGATTTTAGAAATGTAATTTTACGAATTGTAGAATCTTCTCCTAAAGAAGAACGTAGAGAAAAAACTATCTTAACAGATGAGCAAGTAGAAGATTTATTAAATTACTTAACAAAAAAAGACAAACAACAAGCTTGCTGGCTTGCTCTTGCGGTAACAAGCGGAGCCAGATTTACTGAACTTTTGTGTTTTGAAACCGATTTGATTGATGAAAATAGGGTGGCTTTCGGTGATTTATTCCTTGAAACAACACGCCAGATAAAAACTAAAGGCAGAGGGAAGAGTGGAAAATTGCTTTATAAATATATTTTAAAAGAAAAATTTTTACCTTATTATAAAGAATGGTTAAAAGAGAGAACCAAGATTTTAAAAGAAAAGAAATTAAATCATAATTTCTTATTTATTAAACAAGATGGAAATCCTGCTACTGGTGCTACTGTGCGAGGATGGATTGAGGGATTTGAAAAGTATTTAGGTGTACCCCTCTACGCTCATGCGCTAAGACATTTTCTTGTTACACTATTGTCTAAGAAAAATGTACCCCAACCATTAATCAAAGAATTACTTGGTTGGTCCAGTTCTGAAATGATTCAAATTTACGACGACACATCAGCGCGAGATAGAATATATGAGGGTTTAGAGAACTTAAAATTGTAGTTTTATTAAAGATTGTTGTTGAAGGAGGTGTAATATGGCACAAGTCGGTATGACTATTAAATTTAAAAGCGCTATGGATATAACCCCCGTTACAAACGGTTTGGCAGAAATAAATAAATCTGTAGAAAACACGAAACCTTTAGATTTAAAGATTAGAGATGCTGGCATAAAAACAGGCATGAGCGCAAAAGAATCTCGTGAATTCTTTAATACAATAAAAGCAGGTGCTGGTGACTTGGAAAAAGTAACTATTCAATTTAAGATGTTTCAAGCTGTCAGTGGAGGGAGAGCTTTTCCTGTTGCTACACAAGCAATCAAAGAAACAAAAGATGCAGCTGGAAATCTACATAAAGAATTGCGGGATTTAAATGTACAAAAACTAAAGATGTATGAAACCGATGTGAAATATAAACAAGTAGGTACAGACCAAGTTATTTTAAATGCTGGTGCTGCTGCTAGAAAAACAACCTCCGATTTCAACAAAATGAAAACATCATTAGACGCCAATGAATTGTCCGCTAAAAAATTCTTGGAAAAATCTAAGAATATGTCCGGGCAACAAGTTAACGATACTAAAAAAGTAGCAGAAGAATTATTAAAACAAAAGAAAGCTTTTGATTTGGCTTTTAGCACTAATAATGCTAAAGCAATGGAAACCGCTGCACAAAAAGTAAGAGACCTTAATAAAGAAATGCAAATATTAAGGTCTGGTACAGATAGAGGTGCTAATGCAATTCAAGGTTGGGCTGATAGAATAAGTAATGCTGTAAAACAAACTGTTGCATATGGTTTATCCATACAACTTGTTAGAAAAGCACAAGAGTTATTAAATTCTTCTATTAGATACGCTATTGATTTAAATACCGAAATGGTAAAAATTCAGGTGCTTCAAGCAGAAGGTGCACAATCACCAGAACAAATTCAAGCCCTTGCACAATCCTACAATGAGTTAGGACAAGCAATGGGTACTTCAACACTCGATATTGCAAAAGGTAGTGTTGAATGGTTAAGACAAGGTAGAACAGTTGAAGAAACTCAAAAATTATTAATATCAACTCTTCAACTTTCAAAATTAGGTGCAATGGACGCTGCTGATGCTACCAACTATTTGACCGCTATTACGAATGCTTTTAAATTATCAGCCGATGAAACCGCATCGGTTGTAGATAAACTTATTGCTGTAGATAATATTGCTGCAACTTCGGCTGGTGAACTTGCAACAGCTATGAGATATACCTCCGAATCAGCACAGTTGGCGGGTGTATCAATGGAACAATTAATTTCATATATTGGTACTGTTTCATCTGTTACCAGACAGAATGCAGAAATGATTGGTCAAGCTTTCAAGACCATGTTTGCTAGAATGACCTTGATGAGCGGTGGTGGTGAAGATGAATTTGGTATGACCATCAGTAAAGTAGAAAAATCACTTAGTGCCATAGGAATTGCAGTACGTGATACTAATGATGAATTATTACCTATGGGTGATATACTAGAAGCAGTTGCTGGAAAATGGCAAGGATTAACAGATAGGCAACGTACTGATATTGCTGTTGCTGTAGCAGGTGTACGTCAAAAAGAAGCTTTCCTTGTTTTAATGAATAACATGGATAAAGCTATAACATATCAAACAGCACAATTAAACGCTAATGGTTTAGCACAAGAACGTTATGGTATTTATTTGGAAAGCGTTCAAGCAAAACAAGGGCAATTTAATGCTAAATTAGAAGAATTGAAATCTACAATTGTAAGTGAAGATATAGTTAAAGGTTTTTATGATATAGCCAATTCTTTTCTAGATATGGTAAATAATGCTGGAGGGCTTGTTCCAATTTTAACTACAATTTTAGGGTTGTTTATTGCTATTAAAGGTGTAGAAATACAATCCGCAATTATGGGGGCTATTTCTGCTATAGGTGGTCTTATTACAAAACTTACTGCTGCAGGAGCAGCAGCAACAACTGCATCGGGAGGTATGGCTTTATTTTCATCAGCTTTAGGACCTATAGGTTTAGCTATTACTGCAATTGGTCTTGTAATAACAGGTTATAATTTATATATGGCTGACCATAAGAAGAAGTATGATGAAGCAGCTACAGCAGTACAAGATTATATAGATAAAGTAAATAATATACCAAATGTTACAAAATCTGCCGAAACAGCATTAAATGGTATAAATGAACTATTGCAAAAACAAAAAGAAGAAGGGTTAAAATCAGAAGAATTAGATAAATTAAAAACTTTATATGCTGAATTATATGAATTGGCTCCTAATTTACAATGGAGTTTTCCACAAGGAAATCCTGTACTAGAAATTATACCTTCAGTAGAAGAATTAAATCAAAAAATTATAGAGAATACTTATTTAAACGAAAAGTCTATAGAAGCATTTTCAACTAATCTAGAAGGTATTGGTAAAACATATAAGGAAAATTCTGATTCTATAAAATCTGCAACATTTGAATTAGGATTATTGCAACAAGCACAACATATGAGCAAATTAGAATTTGATGCTTTTTATTATGATTTGCAAAATAAGAGTTTGTCTGAAAAATTAGCTATGGAAAATTATGATGCAGCGGGATATAAAGCTGCTCTTAATATAATGAAACCTATTTATAATAATTTAGTAAATATTGCTCCTGAGCAATTAGGTAGTGCCATAGAAGGCGCTATGATACAAGTCGGTGCTAATATAAGTTCAAAAACACGAGCAAATAGTTCAGTTTCAGAGGGTTGGAGACAGATGTTTGCAGGTGCTCTAGTAAGCACAGACCCTGTTATTAAAAATTGGATAGAAGTTGAAGTACCAGCACTTATTGCAAATGACCCTGTTTTAGGTCCTGCTATTGGAGAAGCTCTTAGAAAAGCTATAGAGGACAATTTACCTAAACAATTAACTATTCCGGGGTTAAGCCCAATGGATTTAATACAGGAAGAACCTGAAGGTCCAAAACAAGAAAATAAAGACCTACAGAGAGGCAATGAAATCTATCGTCAAAAGATAAAGCTCTTAGGAATTGTTAAAAAAGAATATAAATCAATTCAAGATGTTATAGGTGATACCACAAAAAATGAAGAAGATTTAAGAGCGGTTACACAACAATATGTTGATTCTCTAGTTGAAGCAGGAAAAGATGTATCAATAACTGATTTTATGACAGGTGGAGAAATAGACACCAGTAAAATAGAAGATTATAATAATGAGTTATTGAATACAGAAGATTTAATGTTTGAATTATATAATATTTCTCCTCAATTATGGCAACTAGTTACAGATGCAACAGCCGATGCTAAAAATGAATTATTAGGTGTAGCAGATGCTCTTGTACAAGTTCAATTAGCTACAGGACAAACATATGATATTACCGCCTCTCAATCACAAGAGTTTGTCAACTGGTTATCAGCATCCATGTTCAATCTTGTTGAAAATGCAAATCAAGGCATAATGATTACAACCACACAAGGTAAACAAGTTATTGTTTATTCTGCTAATGATATAATGACTCTAATGAATAATAATGAGTTAGCTATTGAAAGTTATATTCAACAAGTAATTGCAATGGTTGGTGCTTCAGCAAGCACAATGGCAGCAAACGTTCAGAATATTCTAGGTGGTTTGGCTGGTTCATTATTACCCGGTGGTACACCTTTCTTTATGCCTCCTCCAATGACAGGTGGCGGCGGTGGTGGTGGTGGCGGTGATAATCCAAACAAAGCCGAAATAGACGCACTCGATGAAAAAATAAAAGCACATCAAGAAGAAATAAAAGCAATTCAAGAAAAAATTAAAGCATTTAAAGAATATATTGATATACAAAAAGAATCTTTAAAACGTGCTAAAGATGAAGAAGATTTTATAGAAAGTCTTTCTGAAAAACATAAGGAATTAGCAAAAACAAAAGCACGTATAGCACTTTTATCTCTTGATGATAGTGAAGAAGCACAAGCAGAGCTTATAAATTTGCAAGAGGATTCTGCTAAACAAGAAGAAGATATAACCAAAGAAACAGAAGATAGAAAATATGACCTCCAAATACAAGCCTTAGATGATGCAATGAAAGCATTTGAAAATGCACAACAAGCAATAATCGATGGTATTGAAGATGAAATAAAAGAATGGGAAAAACTAAAAGAAGAACTTTCAAAAGTAGAAGGCGGAGGCGGAGGCGGAGGTGGGTATGCTGGTGTAGGCACAGCAGTTACCAAATTCGGTCAAGAAGCACAACAAGTATTAGCATTTTTACATGCAAAATTAGGCGAATCACATTTAGATTTAGGGATTACTGAACAAGATTTATATGACCAAGCAATAGCATGGTTAGAATCCGGTAAAAGTATAAAAGAAGTAATACGTTTAATGGAAGAATGGATATTTAAATTAGGAATGGCAAAACTGGCAGCCGAACAAGCAGCAGAAGCAGCAGCAAGATTACAAGCATATCAATCGCAATTACAGACTCAATATGGTAATTATGGTAGTTACACTCTCCCACCCGGAATGAAAGCTGTACCTGTCCACTCAGGAGGTATTGTCACTGAACATGGGGGAAGAATTGCTACTGACGAGTTAAAAGATAACGAAGTATTTGCAAAACTATTAAAAGGAGAATATGTTGCTACAGAAAAAGATATACGTAATTTTATGAATAATACCCTTCCTAAAATATCAGGTATGCCTATTGGAGGAGGTAATCGTCCACCTATATTTAATGGCGGTGGTGGAGGAGATATCAGTGTTGCATTGACTGTAAATGTAGCGGGGTCTCTTGATAAATCTGTATTACCTGATTTAAAGAAAACTATGATTAAAGAACTAAATAAAATTCTACAAATGAGAGGAATAAAAAGAAGTGCTAATAACTTTACTGTTTAATAAATCTAAATATTTAGTACTTCTTAATAAAGGAGAATAACACATGGCACAATTTTATGCATATGACTTTATATTTGATAATATCCCTTCGCAAAAATGGGATTTAAAGATAATAACTTTTGAAGATGGTTCTTTATTTAATGGAGTAGGAAGTACCGATATCAATATAATAACCCAAAGAGTACTTAGAAAATCAAAACCTTATTATCTAGGTAGAACACAAGAACCCGTTCTAGAATTTCCTCTTACTTTTGGTTCTGCTCATGAAATTACCGCAATAGAAAGAGATTTAATTTCTAGTTGGTTATTCGGCAGGTCAACTTATAAAAAATTATATATACTTCAGGATGATTTACAAGAAATATATTTTAATTGCTTTATGACTAAACCAGAACCTTTATATATCGGCGGTGTAAATTATGCTTTTACATGCCAAGTTGTTTGTGATAGCCCTTGGGCTTATAATTCTGAAAGAATTACTTCTGGAAGCGCTTATAAAAAAGAATCAACCGGAGTTAATTTTAATATATATAATCGTTCTAGCGAAGATGAATATTTATATCCAAAAATCTATTTTCAAGTATTGGAGCCTACTTATCCTTTTCCTACCCAAATAGTTTGGTTTGTAAATAACTCAGATGGGGGTAATAGTAGAATATTTAATTGGAATTATCTGGTTGAAAATGATAGAATAACTGTAGATAATGATTTACAAATAATAACAGGAGTAAATATTGCAAGTAATGGGGCAACTTTCCCCATAGAAGGGTTATTATCTAAATTTACAAGTAAAAATTGGTTTAGATTAATACCCGGTTTAAATAATATATCGATATATGGTTCATTATATTATGAGATTAAATGGACTGAGAGATTGAAAATAGGAGGATAAAATGGTTGCAATACCAGAAGGAATCCCAACTTTTACTTTTGATTATTTTGATTTAGCAGAAATACCAACTTTTATTTTATGTAATCCTAATAAAAAACAATTATATGCTTTAGGAGGAATATCCGAAAGGAAATATTCCGCTAAGTTTAATGCTATGTCAGAATTAACTTTTCGTGCCGATGAACATATAAATAATATTTATATGGAATATTATCCATACCTAGTAAACAAAAGATTAATATTTGTAGATACTATTGGTTATTTCATGATTACCGATATTGCAGAAACAAACGATGGAATCAGTAAATATAAAGAAATAACTTCTCAGGCACTGGAAGTAGAATTATCTTCAAAAAGACTTGTTGTATATATATCCGGAAGTGCAACCTTTGAAGAAGTCGGAGAAGTTTTTGCTGTACCTGTAAAATTAAATGACCTCTTATTAGATTTAGAACATCAATATTTACCAGATTGGACTCACGGAGAAATTCCGGGAATGGCAAATCCTCCATTGGCAGGAGGAGGAGGGGGAGCATCTAGTAGTGCAGACACAGGTATAGCATCAGATTATAGAAGTTTTGATATTAAAGATAAAACAATATATGATTTTTTGATGAACGATGTGGAGGAAGCATATACATGTGTATTTGATTTTAATACGATTGATAAAATAATAAATATTTATGACCCATATGTACCTATAAAAGAAACAGATATATTTATTTCTCACGATAATCTAATTAAATCAATGATAATAACCGAAGTTACAGATGAATTAGCTACATCATTAGATGTTCATGGTGGTGGAGGTTTAGATATAAGATATGTAAATCCATTAGGAAACAATTATATTTATAATTTTAATTATTTTTTAAATACAAATTGGATGAGCGGAGAATTAATAGATGCTATATATATATGGGAACAAACAGTAGCGTCTAATTTAGAGGAACACTCTACAACTGTACTTGACATGATGAATCTACAAACTACATCAGCAAGTTTAAATACATGGTTAAACATATTGACTGGTTGCCTTGTTTATGCAGAAACATATCTATCAGGGTTAATCGAACAAGACCCTCTACCTCCTCAAGCAGAGATAGATTTAGCAGCAAACAAAGTTGAAGAATTTGAAAATCTTATAACGAGTGCTTGTGCGTCTTTGGAAACTAACGGTAGTGCAATAAATCAAGATATATCAATTCTAAGAAATATTGCGGATATTTGTTCTATATCTGGTTCTGAAAATATTAACTTCACTAATGACCAAATGAAAGCTTTGCAACCATTTATAATACAATCTAGTTATGTTAATGATAATATTACTTTAACAGATATAATGTCTGCTTCAACAGTTATGGAACAATCCGGAAAATTATATGAACAGTCTATAAATGTTCTAGATAATATGTCTGAACCAAAATATACATTTGAAATTGATAGTGCTAATTTTATGCATATTAAAGATTTTCAAAAATTTAGAGACCAGATAGTATTGGGGGCAACTATTACTATCGAAATAAATCCGGGTACATCTATTTCCCCTGTTCTTTTGGGAATGGATTTAAATTTCGATAATCCTGATGATTTTTCTCTGATTTTTGGAAATCGCCTTCGTATAGATGATGAAGCATATAAATTTAACGATTTAATGAAAAAAGCAACAGAAGCAGGAAATTCCAATAAACTTCGTGGTCAACAGTGGGATAATTGGGCAGTAGGATATAAATCTCATGTTGCTGGTTTTGTTAATTCTGATTTAAACACAGGTGCAAACCAACTTGTAAGTAGCGGTTCAAAACAAATAAAAATCAATCCAGCAGGAATGAGAACTAGAAGAAAAAAAGAAGATGGTAGTTTTCATGAACAACAATTATGGATTATAAATAACGCAATCTATACAACAGAAGATAAATGGCATCATTTTACTAGGGTATTGGGAAGTCAATATATAG